ACTTCATGGCGTTAAGGTCGTTGTCAGCCGTACCCGGACGAAGGTTGGAGTTAATTACTCGCTCTGCAATAAATTGCAGTTCCTTCGGGATAATCAGCTTCATGCCACGTACCGCAATCTTCAGACCACGCTCATCGGTAAAGCCAGCAATGTCGATCAGCATTTGCTCAAGAGAAGTCTCGTTGAGATCAGCCGCCACAGACAATTGGTTACGCTGGTTGCCTGACAGAGAAGGGTGAGCAGAAGAGCAGAGTGCGGCTCCGTCACCTACAGGTGCCGAAGTGCTAAAGGCATTGTTCAGGATTGAAGCGGCCTTAATCTGCTTGGTTTGTGACATAGATCGTGCCAAAGCACGGGTGTAGCGAGAAGCTAGCCGGTCATACAGGTTATCTTCAATTGCTTCCTCTGTGATAGAGAAGGCAAGAGCGATAGTCTCGTGAGTATAACGAGCAGTGAAAGTCTCCTGCGCGTCATCAAACGATACTGCACCACCCTCTGACTTAACCGGCGCAGTGCCGAAGCCAGAAAGCATTACTTCTTCTTCAAAAGCACGGTCTGAAGACTCTTCGTCGAAGATTTCAGCATGCTCTTTTTCGTAGCGATCATACTCAAGGCCGAAGAGAGCGTTCAGTCCGGGCTCAAGCTCCTTCGCCAATTGTGCGCGAGAAATAGCCATTACTTAATCTCCCTTAAATACCAGTTGAGTCGGCAGTCGTTTGAGAATCAAAACGACGGCTGCCCGCGTTGAAGTGAGCGTTCAATCGAACAAGAAGATGAGCCCCTGCTGACGCGTAATCATTGTTAGCGTCATCATCGACCAAACCTACGATACGCAACGGCAAAGTAGCCGTGGTAGCAACACTAGACACAGAAAGCTGCGAGTTAGACTTACCAGTGTCGGTAGAGCCTGTACGCGCAGAAGTGCCAAGGCTTGCATTGGCGAAAACAGTAGCCAGTGCAGTAGCTCGGTCAGTGAGGGTAGCATCCGCCGCTACGACGAACAGTTGATTGGGGTTATCAGCTACAAGAGCTTTTACCGGGTAGTTAGTGTCTACAGACACGCTACCTGATCCGGGCCAGTAGTTGAGCCAAACGGGCTTCTTCTGGGTCGAATCGTGATACTGAACCCCGACGAGAACACCAAGGGCTTGCGTAGTGCCGCCCGCAGTATCTCCAGCTTGGTCAATTACGCCTGCCGCAAGAGGAACAACAATTGCACCGTTATAGATAGCATTTGTGTTGTTACTGGCAATTTCATACTCAGTAACACCAGTGCTGTTAGCACCGCTTCCTACTAGACCAACAGGACGAAGACCAAAGGCAGTTTCTTGATTTGCCATGAGTTATTTCCTCGTTCTGTGCGGCCCTATTTTTTGGGGCCGCCAAAAGTTACACGACTTTGACGCTCGGGTTTGCCGATTGTCATAGTTGGATGAGCGTTTTCTCGCAACATATCACTTTCAACAGCTTCAATTTGATCCGCGTTTCGTTGAGCAAAATACTCAGCGCGTTCTTGAACCGTTTCAACCGGTATGCGAGCAAGCATTAATCCGCCCACGCCAAACACACCTTCATATTTACCTGAATCAATTACCGGGGCTTCAAACTCGGGATATTCATCTTGCCGTACTAGCTCATAGCCTTCCCGCAATCTGGCAGAAATATTTTTTGTGTCATCAAAGCCACGAACTTCTGCACGAATCCATCGATGTTTAAAGCCTTCTGGTGCAGGCGGTGCGTCTAACATAGACGGGGGAGCCCAAGGCTTACGCTGTCCCTGTTTCTCCCTTGACGCTGCTTCACGTGAGGAGCGCTTAATGCCCTCAAAGCCTTTCTTCTCTTCGGACATAGTATTACTCCTTTACGTATTTCGCGTATTCTTCAAGCGGCACTCCCAACTTTTTAGCAATTGCTACTTGGGTCGGGGAGAGTTTGACCCTTTTACTGCGCCCAGAACTACTGGAGCGTGACACGCCAGCCACCGTCTGAGCGGGTTTGCGGCTGGATGATTGCTCTTCTCCAAATTTATGCGGAAACTCCCG